AGGTGGTTTCCAAAAATCACCAGATCCGACCGCTGAGCCGATCCGCGCACCACGTCGATGGTCTCATCGAGCTTGGAAAGCACCAAGTCATCGCCAGCCGCCGCCGAGGTATTGGCGATCGTCTGGCCCGAGACGTTGGTGATCAGCGTCAGGAGGCCGTCGATCTGCTTGCTGGAGGCAGCGGTATCACCGATGAAGATCGCCGATTCCAACGCGGCCGCAAGATCCTCGGTCTTCGAGGTGAGTTCCCCAGCCAAAATGTCGGCATAGGAACGCCCCTGGGCCTGAGCCTTGCGGGTGGCCTGCGCTTTGGTGAGCAACGTCTTGAACAAGAACGTTGCCTGGGTATAGGTCCCAGTCTCCTCGGTTGCGGAGTCGGTGTCGTCCACCCATTCCGCGCCGGTGGTGCCAGCCGCCCGGCGATTGATGTATTCGCCAGGACCGGACCCAGGACGCCGATCAAGAACGGCCTGCGCGCCGAACTCCCGCAACGTAAGCTGCTCAACGATGAGCCGGATCGCCTGCTGGGACAGGTAGCTTCCCACCCCAGATACGGTCATTGCGCGGGCGAGTTGTTCTCCGCGCTGGGGGTCGAGCCCCGTCCAATGTGCGCCCATGGTAATATCCTCCAGATGAATGGTTGGTGGCTCAGTTCCAGGCAGCGGAGTTTCCGCCGATCAGGCCGTCCTCGATGGAGGCGCCGATCAGATCGCGGAGGGACCGTTCCAACTGGGGGCGGGTGATTTTCGGATCCTGGAGGTCGTCCCCGGCCAAAACCTCCTCGTTGCGCTGGATCACGGCTGACAGGGAGGTGAACCCCTCGTCGCGCGCGCGCTGCGCCAGCGACCGAAGCTCAGAGCCCTCGCCCTTTCCAGGGCGGAACGATGCGGCCATCGTCCGGCGTTCTGAGGACCGGCCAGCCAAATCGCGAACCTTGGCACGAAGGGCGGCGTTTTCGGCCTCCAACGCACGAGCGCGCGCCTCGGTGTCGGTTTCGGTCGGGGCAATGGGCGGAGCGGCCGGAGCAACCGAGCCCGCTGCAGCAGCCGCGGTATGAGCCTCATAGACGGCAGCCGCGGCCTCGGCGGCGATGCGAGCGATTTCTTTGGGATCCATGTTTTCATCCTCCGGGGCTTCAATCCCCCTTGCATCTTGTTCTGGCGAAGTTGGCGACGCAACTTTTTCCGGCTCCTTGCCCTGGGGTGGGCAAATATCGGCAGACCGTTGCAGTCGAATGGCATTGACGGCCTTCTGGGAAAGGCTGCGAAGCAGACGCAACCCAGAAGAATCTGGATTGGCAGGGCTTCGTGTTACGGCCAAGTGATCCAGCGTAACGGCCAAAATAATCATCCGTTCAACGTCGTCTTCTTCATCAGTGACAAACCGGACGTCGGTAAACCAACCCCCAATCGAAAGACCGATTGGTTGTTTCGCCTGCAGGCGACGATGCAGGTTCATCGCCTTTTCTTCATTGCGGAACAGGATGGCCTCAATGTCCAGGCAATAACCCTGTTCGGACGGATCCGCCGGATTTGCCACATCACAAGCGCGCACCACCCCAGAGGTGGTCATGCCGATCACCTCATCCCACTCAACCGCCTCGTACCACGAATTATGGCGAGGAGTCAGGGAAACGCCCGCACTAAACTGCCTGGACATTGACTCCAGGGCGTTCCGGTCCATTTCGGTTCCATACCAATCCACCGAGGTGGACGATGCGGTTCCAAAAACCTTGAATTCGTCCTCATCCCCGGTTTCAGGCTCTCCCTCCATTGGGGCCGCACGTTCTTGGGGGGTGGACTGAAAAATCATGGCCGAAAGCAAAATGGGCAACCCAGGCAATGAACGGTTGCCGCATTGTGCCCCAGCCATTCGATAGGTCCGCTTCCCATTCTCCTCGGACACCAGCTCCAAGGAAAGGGAAATATCCCCCACCTCCAAAGAGGTGGGCTTGCCATCGGTGGCCGATCGGTGTCGCATAGATGCTCCTGGCTTGGAAAGCGACCATAGACCGGACCTAAAGGCACCGCCAGAGCCAGAAGCCAACTAACCCTTGGGCGGGAACCTACAGCGGCTCCCCAGTGTTGGTGCCGCCCAATAGCTCAGCCTTGCCGCCCTTCACCTCCTCCTCCATCCAATAAACCAGGACGCACCGACAAAGCGCCCCACATTCGGTTGCACCTCCAGGAACGGTTGGGAGCGAACGCAATGTCATAAACCCCTGACCACCCAAATTGGTACAGGTGGAGCACTCATTGTCATCTCCAACGTCCGCCCATTCAACCATCCAGTCGGTTGGCTCTCCGGTGTCCGCACTTTGGCCAGACTCAAGCATTCCGCTATTGGCTGCCTGGGTTGCAAGCTCGATCAGCTTGCCGGCCCAATTTGCAATACGGTGGCGGTTGCTATTGAAGCAACGCGCGACCTCCTCCAGAAGGATGTCCAACGAAACCCCAGGCTCGATAACCGCAGGAGCTTCGAATCCCTGAGCCCGCGCGCTGAAGCGTTGGTAAAAGGCGGCAGATCTGGAAACGGCGCCCAAAATCGCAGCCACCCGGAGACGCACATTTTCAAGGGGACCGTCCGGACCAGAAAGCCAACCCATGGCCTGGGTGGCATAAGCGTTTGAGCGGTCCTTCGCGGAAATAGCGGAGGATGAGCCGGCATGCTCGCGAGCCGCAGAATCACCAAGATTGGCAGCATCCAGGTAAATGGACGAGGTTTCGGACTCCCAAGACATCGCCAGGGAGGTGAGCGCACTGGCCAGCGTATTGGCCACCTTCGCGGCTTCCTGGGCTGTGAATTGGTTGTCCCTGTAAGCTCCAGCAACCGCGGTCAGCACCCCGTCTCGCGCCTGATCGAACAAAGGCTCCACCGTGCGCTGGTATTGACTCACCAGCAACCCAAGGTCGCGTAGCGCAAGTGTGCGCTTGCCTTGCAGCTTTTCAGATCCCCACCCTTTCGGGATGTCATCGGTCGAACCAAGCGCGCGGTGCGCGCATTGATCGGAATGGCGATGGGTTGTCGATTGTCGTTTTTTCTCCACCTCTCCAGGCGCAGTCTCAGTGGCGCCTGGGGTGCCATCATCGTCGGGCGGGTCCTCTTTTTTGGGTGCTGGCTCTGGCTTGGGTGCGGCCCCACTTCCCACACTCAAGGCCTGCCCCAGCGGGGTCGCAGGTTTGGCGACCGTAATCATGTCGCCGCCATCCACCGGCGCCAAGCCACGAATCAACCGAACCTCGTTTCTGGTAAGAATCCCGCCTTCAACCAATAAAACATCGGTTTCAGCCTGTTGTTTTGTCTCCGCTGGGCTTAGGTCTCGCGTAAAGTCAAAGGAAAACTCCAGAAGTCCTACCCATTTTGGGTCGATAAGGTGTGGCAAAACCTGGGTGGTAATTGTGTCTTGGAGCAACTCCAAGATTGGAACAATCAGATGGGACGTTGAGGCATCCATCTGAACCTCGGCGGTAGCGCGAGGCATGCCGTCCGTCGCGCCCATTTCAACTGGGAACACCCCGAAAATACGCCAGATGGTTCGCCGGATTTGCTCGACAATGTCCTTCATTTCCAGCTCTTTCGGTGTGTTGTCCAACCGGATCCACTGAATGTCGCCCGAGCCTTTTTGCGGGAAGTTCAAAACCCGCATTTTGTGGTCCTTCCCCTTATCCTTGACGAAGGAATTAATCACATCCTCGGCTGCCTTTCCGGCCACACCAGTCATGAATAGCACACCAGGAGGGATCTCCGAAGCGTCCAACGTCGACATTGAACGCTCAGCACCGCGCATGATTGATATTACCTCGGTGATAATCGTCTCGATCAGCGGCAGCCCTCGGGGAGTCGTTGTATTGGGGAACAGGTTGAGATACACCACATCCTTGGGGGAATAGGCGGTGGCGATCCCGTCGATACGCTGCTCCAATGAAATGACACGACCATTCGTGTCGATGATTGGCCACCAATCGTCCCCTCGGGTGGGATTCAATTCTTCGAGTTTCCCATCCTTGGAAAACACCTTCTCCCAAGCCGTAGAATCATAAGTAAGCAGGTCTCGGGTAACCATTGATGCCCAAGTTTGCCAAACGCGCCCCTCCATCGGTGCGCGGAACCAACGGGTAGCCGCCCGGCATACCTCCAACGCCTCTTGTTTCAGATCG